CGCAGAGGCTTCTAATTTAGACTCGAATCAAAGACTAGTTATAAATGATGACGGTGATGTTGGTATAGGAACAACAAACCCAACTCAAAAACTTCACGTTGTTGGTGACGTAGAAATTTCAGGAACTATATTTCAGAGTGGTTCTGTATTTGCAGGCGGCGGCGGCGGCGGAGGCGGTATTAGCTATCATCAAGACATATTTACAGGTAACGGAGTCGTATCCGGCTTTTCAATGGGCAGAACAGTTTCTAATATTCTAGAAACAACTGTATTTGTGAACGGCTTGGCCCAGATATCCAATGTAAACTATTTTGTAGATGGAACAGCACTAACTTTTGCTTCTGGTGATATAGCTAGCGGCGATTTAATAATGGTGAGACATGTATACTAATGAAAAATGAAAAAACTTTTACTAACTTTTGCTTTAATTTTCTCCGGATGTAAATCTGTAGATGATCAGGGTAGATTAGAAAAAGTTAGAATCGCCGTGCCAGCTTTCTTTCAAATAGAAATGGACTATTATAAGGATAAAGAGAACAAAGCTAAGGGAAGTGTAAGTACTGATACTGTTAACGGTTATCCTAAATTAATGGATATGATAAGAAAATGAATTTACAAAAATTAAGATTAGGACAGTTGAAACCAGCGGACGCAGCAGAAGCTGGAGATAACCACTTTGCGAAAGTAACTGCGCTGTTTAACTTTGATGGTAGCGATGGCGATACTACTGCGTCAGGATTAGACGCAAGCAATAAAAATCTCACTGTTAGCTATAGTTCAGGAGATCAGTTAAGCAACACTCAGACAAAGTTTGGCTCAACTAGTTTATATGTTGCCGATAACGTAACGATTTCTTCTAGTGACGGATTTAATATGGGGACGGGAGATTTTACTATTGAAGCGTGGTATTATTTTACTTCTTTTAGCAATAGCTTCGGTCATTACGATCAATGGAATGGAAGCTCAACTGGATCGGGCAACGTTCAAATGTGGAACTCGACTTCAGCCCAAGGGAAAATAAAGTGGTATTACGACGGTAACTCTAATTTTACATCTAGTACTACAATGTCTACCGGTCAGTGGTATCACGTAGCTTATGTCAGAGAGAGTGGAACTTTAAAAATATACTTCAACGGTACAGCTGACTCTAATACTCAAAGTTATAGCAGTCAATTTGGTAAAACTGGCACATTGTATTTTGGAGATCAGCACGCAGGAGGTGGGGGAGCGCCTCAGTATTATATAGACGACTTAAGAATTACAAAAGGGTTGGCTAGGTATACTTCAAACTTCACTGCGCCGACAACTGCACATTTAACTTCTGAGGGAGATTCTCTTAAGAATATTATTGTTAACGAAGATGCTGATGGAGTCATAGTTGGAACAGGTGGGATAAATACATCACGGATTGCGAAAGCGTGGGTAAATCTTGACTCAACTCAAGCAGCAGCAAGTATGATAAGAGAAAGCTATAATGTTAGTAGCATGACGGACACGGCTACAGGCAGGTATACTATTAATTTTTCGGCTGCTTTATCTAGTGCAAACTATTGTTTTGCAGGTAGTGCAGGAAATAATGCGAGCACAACTACAAACGGTAGAGACATCACAAATGACGGGACAAGAACAACTTCTGCATTGCCGATAAGAGTGACTCGTGACAATGATGTAGCTGTAGAAGATTCTTATGTAGGAGTAATAGTTTTCGGGAGTTAAAAAAATATGGCTTTATCAAAATTAAGATTAGGACAGTTAAAACCAGCGGACGGATCAACGACGGTTGGAGATCCAAATTTTTCGAAAGTGAAGCTTCTCTTACCTTTCGATGGTTTGAACGGCGCAACGTCAACGACTGATAATAGCAACACTAATAACTCAGTGACTTTTGTTGGTACTGCTCAGTTGTCTACGGCGCAAAGTAAGTTTGGTGGGAGCAGCCTTCTACTGGATGGTGATAGCGATTACATATATGTAGCTAACAGTAACTTAGGCACTACAAGTACTGAAAGTTTTACTATTGAATTTTGGACTTACTTAATCGGAGGAACAGGTTCTCAAGTAAATTTCTATTCTGACTACAGCGGAGCCAGTAACGGAATATCATGGCAAAAAAATAGTAGCAATGTGCTTCAAGTTTACAACGGAGACAGTTTGCGAATTACTGGAACAACAACTATTTCATCTGGTCAATGGTATCATATGGCATTATCTGGCACTTCTGGGAGTTATAAATTATTTCTAAACGGAACTCAAGAGGGCAGCACTAGCAGTAACGGCTTCACATCGGGCACTACTAATAAATATATAGGGACTTTCTATTGGGCAGGTCTAGGAGGGGCAGTTCGTCTTGTAAACGGGTATATTGAAGATTTTCGTATCACGAAAGGTGAAGCACGCTATACTTCAAACTTTACCCCGCCGACTTCCGCTCATTTAACTTCCGCCGGAGATGTCAATAAAAACATCATCGTAAACTCGGACGCGGACGGTGTGGCGATTGGTACAGGTGGAATAAACCAAGCGCGGATTGCAAAAGCGTGGGCTGATATTGATGGAAGTCAAACAGCGGCGAACCAGATCGAGTCAAGTTATAACATTAGTAGCATGACCGACCATGGTAGCTCACAATTTTCATTTAACTTTTCGACAGCTATGATTGATGCTGACTATAGCGTCGTAGGATGCGTAGGTATAGATGGTGGGGCGGCTACCTCTGTAGCGACAACTCTGATAAAAGACAAAACAACAGCATTAGTTAAAATACATGCAAGATATGTCAATTCATCAGGACAATCTACAGATTATGATTATAATATTATCTGTATACAAGTTTTCGGGAATTAAAAAAAATTGACTTTCATTAAAAAAAATCTATAATAAGTGTAATATAATAAAATGGACATTACAGGAAGAATCATTTATCCGACAGCTCCCGCAGAAGGGGAAAGTCACAGCGGTGTCGCAGTAGTTGTCCCAGCCCCTCAAGCCGTCGAACGAGGTGAAACCCATGAAGAGTTTATGGCCAGAATCGCCGCTAAAGACGTACCCGCAGGAGTTCCTTATCAAATTATTCCCATCAGCGATCTCCCTGCTGACAGGTATTTCAGAAACGCTTGGGAGTATGCGGAGTAATAAATTATGCCAATCGGAGTAAATATCGCAAAAGCTAAGGAGCTTCAAAAGGAGCGTTTTCGTCAAGTTCGCAAACCTCTTCTTGAGTCGTTAGATATTGATTATCAACGTGCTGATGAAGCTGGGGACGCATCCAAGAAAACAGAAATCGCCACTAAAAAGGAAGCTTTGAGAGATGTGACAAATAGTACTGCTCTTAACGACGCTACTTCAGAAGCTGAAATTCGTGCGGTGTGGGATACCTCGGTTTTAGGGGAAAGACCGGCCGAACATACTTAATTTTCCAAAAAAACTTCATATAGTGTAATTTATACTATATGAAAGTTGTCGATATCGCTGACGAAATCTTCAGAGAACTCTCTGAACCTTCAACTTTATCTATTCCCGCTATTGCCTACTGGGTTAGAAGCAATGTCGGCGAATTAAATAACTACTTAAATACTTCTTTTCGAGTAAGTCATTCTACTTTTGAAATAGAAGAAAGAGTTGAAGCTACAGGAAGAGAGCCGGTGTCTTTTAATAGTTCTATTGATAATGATACACTTGAGCTTCAATTTGAAGAGAAGGCAGTTCTTAAAAAAATGTATAATGTTCACTATTATGATCTGCAATTAAGATCAACTTTAGGTGCCGCTTCTAATGACCCAGTAGTAGAAGTAGTTTCTGACGGATCGAAAGTTCGCAAAATTAATAAAAATGAGCTTAGCAAAACTTATGCATCTTTAAAGAGGCAGGAGTATGGCGAACTAACTGACATGGTTAATGCTTACAAGCTGAGACTTTCTGCCCCAGTGCAAGTTGCCGGAGATGATACTACAGTTGGCGCGCATGATCCTTTTAGAACGCAGCACTTTAATAGATCTACTATCTAAAAATGGCTTCTTTAATTCCAGAATCTAGTAAGGCAGATTTTAAAAATGCTCTTACAGATCACTTTGATACTTTTAAAGAGACTATAACTATATTTAAAGAGCCTAAAAAAGTTATTACTAATCAGTCTCAGAGTATATACGCTGGATATGGGGCTCAAAAAGAAATAGTAACTTTTGAAACAGTTAGTCAAACATTTGATGCTTTAGTTAATTTTAAAGAAAGGCAAGATGAGCAGATAGTTGATGATATTAAAATAGAAGATATCAGAGGCGAAGTAAGAATTAAAGTAGAAGAAGACTGTAGGGATTATATAAAAAATAGTGGAAAAACTGAATCTATAGTTGTGCAAGGAAAAAATTACAATGTAATTACTGATGACGGAACTAGAGAATATCTAGGTCAGAAATATTTTGTGTTTTATTTGGAGGCGACTACATAATGGCGAAAAGTCTTTCTAAACAGTTTAATAAAATTATTAAACAGCGACTTAATAATGTAAAAGCTTCGCCTGCAATTAAAAAAATGGCGTTCAGCATGGTTGAGGACAGAGTTGAAGCTGCGAGAGCAGTATTACAAAAAGAATTCAACGATCACGAAGTTACTCAAAGTTTAGAAACTAGAAGCCTAGCAAAATCTTTAGGAAAAAAAGCTAGCTTTTTTGAATTTTTAGGATTCCAACAAGGCGACAATCCTACTAAGGTAATAAGAAGAGCCTTTTCCCCTCAATACGTATCATTATTAAGAGGCTCTGGGGTTGCTAGAAGATCTGGTAAAAATATAACCTATAACTTTAAAGTAATATATCCTTCAATCGAGGAAATTTATGCTGTTACTCCAGCTAATTTTTCAGGAGGAAGAAGTTGGGTAAAAATGGTGCAAAAAGGCGTGCCCGGAGGAGGTAGTCTAAGTTATACTCTAGCCCGTTTTGGGCAAGATGACTTTAATAATAGTAGATCAGGAACTTCTATACAGTCACAGTCTATTGTAAGAAATGCAGATTACAAAGGCCAGCCTTATGTAGATGAAATGTTATTAAGATTTAGAGCGTCTATAGCTGGGAGAAGCGCAAAAGGAAGATTTATATAATGAAGCCGCAATTTGATAATAAAGTAATGTCGAGCTTTTTCCTATGGTTTGATAATAAACTATTAGACAAAGGAGAAGCTTTTGAGAATGTTACTGGTAAATTTTATGATGCATCTGAAGAATATCAAGGGTTCAACACTTACTCTAGTTCTTACTCTCAGTTTGTTGCAGATGCTTCAATTACAGGCGCTACTATTCCAACAGGAGTATTTGTTGGGCACAATAATTTAGTCAATTTGGGAGAAGGAGGATCCACTGGTCTTTTTGACATTAATTATTTAGATGGAAAAGTATATTTTTCTGGTGATCAAACAGAAGATATAACTGGATCTTTTGCAATTAAAGATTTTAATGTATATTTAACTAATCAACCAGAAGACAAAATTCTTTTTGAAACTAAGTATACAGAAAGAAACAGAATAGATTTAACTCCTACTGGATTAGAAGCTGATACTAAAACTTATCCTGTTGTATACTTAAAAAATATGGGAAGTAGTAACGAGCCAATTTCATTCGGCGGCCAAGACCAGACAACTATAAATATTAGAGCTATAGTATTGGCGCAGAGCCAGTTTGAACTAGATGCTGTAGGATCAATTTTTAGAGATACCCAGAAGACTTTAGTGCCTTTATTTGAAGAAGACGAAATGCCATTTAATTCATTTGGTGGATATAAAGATAGAGAACAGTTTAATTTTAGTACAGCCACATCAACAAAAGGATCTTCTGCTTCCTGCTTTGTAGAGGAAGTTTTCGTCACAAACTTAGAAAGAGGTATACAAACTAAGATACGAGCCCTTAATCCTGATATTTTTACTAATATTATTGATTTTGAGCTTACTAAGTTCAGATTTCCCCGAGATTGCTGATTTTTATTTCTCTTTTAGTCATATTAACTGTAATATCAAATAACAACTTAAAAAAGGTTTTAACATGGCTAAAAACAGAGTAATTTATCAAAGTGAAGCTTTATTTGCGGGCCAAAAGACTGGTGTGACGGATACTCATACTAGTGACCCGACTAATATCAAGCAGATTCATAGGGTGCAGTCAGCTAACTATGCTTTTAATATTTCCAGAACTGACGTTAATCAGTTTGGCGAATTGGCAGCTATAGATAGAGTAGTATTAGATACTCCAACTGTTTCTTTGGATTTTTCTTATCTTTTATCTAATTTTGCTAACGAAGAAAATTTAGGTTTTACTATTGATCAAATCGGCACATCTGAAGCTAATAGAACTTCTGCGCTGTCAGGAATTTTAAATAAAACGGCAGACGAAAGAAACTACTTCATTCAGACATCTAGAGAGGGTGAAGATGCTGTTGGTGATACTGACAGAGATTTTGATTTTTCTGTCGACGCTGAGAAGCCAGCTAGCACAATTGGTATTGGCAACGGCTTTTTAACATCGTACTCGTCAGAAGCCTCAGTTGGTGGATTCCCAACTGTTTCTATAGCTGTCGAGGCGATGAACATGAATTTTAGTACAGGCACTCAGTCAATTCCAAATCCTGCCATAGATCGAATTAACGGTACAGCTTCTTCTAATTCTTGCAGTCTACCTCCAGTTAGTGGATCTGCTGGTCTCACAGTTGCTGAAGGAGGAGGAGATTCTGGCATTTTAGCAATTAGTACTCTTCGCCCCGGTGATATTACAATTAAGATAGCGGAGCATGACGGCACTTCTGCCTTTGGAACTGACGCTTATACTCTTGGAGGTGCTAAACTGCCGGGTGTTGATGGAGATACGACCACTTCTGCTAATATTCAGAGCTATAACATTTCTTTTGATTTGGGCAGAACTCCAATTCAAAGACTTGGAAATAGATTTGCATTTGCTCGCGAGGTAGACTTCCCTGTAAATGTTAGTTTAAGTGTTGATGCTATTTTAACAGATCTTACAACTGGTAATCTTAACGATCTTATTGATTGCGAAAAATCTTATAATGTTGAAATTGAGCTTAAGGGAATCACTGGTAGTGCTTGCGATAGCGACAAGACTACAATCTGTAAGTACATGCTAAAAGATATTAAGCCAGACGCACAGTCATATAGTTCTTCTATCGGAGATAATAAAACTGTGACATTGGATTTCAGCGCTCAAATTGGAGGTCCAAGGCAAAACGACGTTGGGTTGTTCATGGAGGGTATGTCTCACACTAATACAGTTGACGTAACTAGCCCGACATTTACATTAAGTCAAATTACCACGGCTGGAGCCGAAATGTCTGTAAGTCGATCTGGAGACATGTTGTTCACGTTCGATTCTGCTATCACCGATAGCGATGGAAACGATCTGCAAGCCAGCGACTTTGTGATTCAGACTGGAGTGGCTGGGGACGAAGGATCCGCAACTACTCCAGAAATGGGCACATTGCTTGTCGCTGACAACGCAAACGGATTCGTTCTTGTTAACAATGAAAATGACAGAAGGTTCTTGCTCAGAATGCAGGGAACCGCCAAATCCGATCTTGACTCAAGAAACCGCGCTGGGTCAGCGGTTGCTCTGTTAGTTTCTGGTCACATGGCCAGCACAAGCTTCAAAGACTTAGCTGGAAACACAATCGGTGCTACGGGAACTGTAGTAGGAAGCTATACGGCTTAATATTAGGAGATAAAATATTATGAGTTACGCAAATAAGTTATATAAGAAAAAAGCGGCAGTTCCTGCTCCCGCTCCCGCTCCCGCTCCGGCCCCAGCGCCTGAGCCGGAACCAGCCCCGGAGCCTTCAGCTCCTGAGCAACCTGCTACGGAACCTACTACTGAAGAGGATGCCTAACACGATTCAAGTAGTCAGGTGTGAACCTAAGTGTTGTGCTCCAACGCACCCACACGCTGGCAAGGTCGCTGAGTTAGTCGTCGGAATCACTATGACTTCCGGCGACTACTCTGCCTATGTAGATGGTGTAACTGGATTTGATCCTTGTGTAACTATAGACGCACTTAATTCTGGACTTAATGATACTGTAAGCCAAGTTATAGTAAATAATGGCTGGTCAGGACAGTTGGAAAATCAATTAGTCGCTATAGCGCAAAGGACAGTTCCTGCGGAGGGTTATGTCGTTCCTGAAATTACTCTGGATTTGAGCTAATAAGCCAAATCGAAAAAACAAATAGCCTAGTTTTCTACGGATGCTAATGGTGAAAAGCTCCCTTCGGGGAGCTTTTTATTGTTTTTTATGTGTAATTATTTATAGGTAAAAGGCACAGTAAAGGTATATTATGGAAAAAGATATTGTCGAAAACTTTTTCTCGTTTCAATTGAAGAGAAAAATTACAGGTTTGTATAAATCCTTCTTCTTCATTCTAGAAGATTTAAATTCAGAAGGAGTCAAAATCCCAGAAGAAAGCTATAAAAGAATACGGAAACGTATCCTTGATCAAGGGAACGATACTATACGAGAACTAGAAGAATATTTTGACAAATACTTAGAATTCCATAAAAATAAATAAGATGAAAAGGTTATACGAGTTTACTTTAGATAAGAAAGAAAAAGTAACAAAAAAGGTACAAGATACTAATAAAGACGGCGAAGAAATCATGGTCGAAAAAACCGTGGAAGAAAACGTTCCTCATAAATATTTTATTCGCCGTCCTTCAAGAACTATGCTAGATGACGCAGAATTATATTATGGCGTACAGCTAGCAGAAAGTATTCGCGCAGGAATGATCACTCGGCCGCTGCTAAGTAAAAGATATAGTAATGATGGCGGAATAATGAACGACATTCAGCAGAAAGCTCTCACAGAGACTAGTGAAAAAATTAAGAAGCTTTACGAAGAGCAGGAAAAGATCATCGTTATAGACGAGAAGAAAAGAAGCGCCGCTCAAAAGAAAAAGTTGAAGCAGCTTGAAAAAGACGCTGAGCCGCTTTTAGATTTACTTAAGAGGTACAACATGGCCGAAGAATCTATATATGAGGATACAGCTGAATCTCGAGCCAGAAACAAAACAATTCTTTGGTGGCTGCTAAATCTTAGCTACGAAGATTTTGATGGAACGGAAAAGCCTTTCTTTGGAGAAGGTAGCTTCGAGGACAAACTTGATAAATATGACGAGTTTGACGAAGGCCAAGATCCTTTTTTAACTAATGCCACGGCAGAGTTTATGTATAACATTAGTCTTTGGTATTTTGCGAAGCCAAAAGATCAAGAGGAATTTGAAAAAGTCAGGAATAATATTAATAATACTGATGAAGAATAATTTTTAGTTGATGTTAAACCTAGCCCCCCGAGAGGGGGGCTTTTTTTATAAATGGAAAGACAAAAGTTAAAACTAGCTTTTTCTGAAGTGATAGAAGGATATTCTGTTGCGATCAGTGATTCGTTTGGAGATATTAGAATTAAACATATTAATAATTCTGATTCGGCGAAAACTGATATTAAAAATAATTTTTATTATGAAAAAGCTGTTTCTGACGGACTGCCAAAAAGAGAAGAAAAAATAGAATATTTAATAAAAGAAAATTTATGGTCTAAAGAAAAAGATAAAGAAATAGATAGGTTGAGAGATTATATTGCTGGCATGAATAAAACTAAATCTAAGTTAGTTTTGCAGGCTCAAATAGACCAGTTAAAAAAAGAAATATTACAAAACGAAGACGATTTACAAAAATTAATTTACGAAAAAGAAAACATAATTGGATTTACTGCGGAAGAATACGCTAATAGAAAAATAAACGAATATTATATGCAAATATCTGTTTTGAGGCCAGACGGGACAAATATGTTTACAGAGGAAGAGTTTGATGAATTAGATCAAAAATATGTTTATGAAATTATGGGAGTCTATAATCAGAATGTAAAAAAATTTATCGCAGAAAATTTAAAAAGAATGGCACTGGCAGACTTTTTTACAAATATCTTCTACTTGTGCGAGGATAATATTTATAATTTTTATGGAAAACCAATTGTAAAACTTACATTTTATCAGATAGAATTATTTAGCTTCGGTCGATATTTTAAAAGTATTATACAAAATTCAGAAGAAAAAGTCCCTGAGCATATTGTTGAAGATCCTGAAAAATTGATAGAGTGGGCAGAGTCCAGTAAGAACGTAAAAGAGATACTAGAGAAGAGTTCTACTGAGGGCAAAGACGGTGCTGCTTCTAGTATTGTCGGGGCTACAGAAGAAGATCTGCAAAAAGCTGGAATAGATAAAAATGATGATGTTATAGATCTATCGCAAAAAGCCAAGGAAAAAGGCGGTAAATTAACTATGCAAGATATGATGAAATTGCACGGAGTAAAGTAAAAAAGTGTAATTTAATACGTGGCTACGGAAGCAATTGTAACGACGGTTGAGGTAAGAGGGCTAGATGCGGCGCGAAGAGATGCGGATCGCGTAGGGAAAGCTCTCTCTAAAGTAGATGCGCAGGTAAAAAAACTGGGGATGACAAAGTCCATAAAGCCTTTGGGCGAGGGGCTTTCTGCGGCGACAGCAAACGCGAGTGAATTTGAAAAGTCAATGGCAGCGGCGAATGCTCGTGTTATTGCATTTGGAGCTTCAGCAGGATTAATATTTCAAGTTACTAGAGCCCTAAGAGAAACTGTAAAAGCTACGATAGACGTAGAAGCCTCTTTAGCAAATATTAATGTAGTCTTAAACGCTAGCCAAGGACAGCTTCAAAACTTCGGGGATGCTCTTTTTAAAATAGCTGCTAATACAGGCCAGAGTTTTAAAGTCGTTGCAGAAGGAGCTACAGAACTTGCTCGTCAAGGTCTATCAATGTCAGAGTCGCTTAAAAGAACAAGTGATGCTTTGATTCTTACAAGATTGACGGGAATGGGCGCTGAAGATGCAGTGGCTTCTTTAACTGCAGCAGTAAACTCATTTAATAAGGTCGGAGCTACTTCTGCTGAAGTAGTTAACAAAATGGCGAAGGTCGACCAAAACTTTGCTGTTAGTTCTGAAGATTTATCTAACGCTTTGCGGCGTGTTGGTTCTTCGGCGGTAGACGCTGGAGTTAGCATGGATGAACTGTTCGGTATGGTCACCGCAGTCCAGCAAAGAACGGCTCG